ATCTGATTTTGTGTATATCTTTCCATAATCTGCCGTCGCTGTGGGAGTTGTTGTTTCTTTTAGTGATAACTTCCCAGCTTCAATAGTTAATGCTTCATTTGGAGTTGTTGTTCCAATTCCTACATTTCCTCCATTAAAATAACTATCTCCTGCCCCTATTATTTTTGTATGATATGTGCCTGTTGAATCAGCTAGATAAAACTGCCCATCTCCAGAAGACCCTTGGACAATTAATCCTAATAAATTTCCGTTGCTGTTAGTCCACTGTTGTATATATTCACCATTTCCAGCACTTTTTATATCTAGTTTTGTTGCAGGTGTTGTTGTTCCTATTCCTACATTTCCACCTGTAAGGATTGTTATTTGTCCTGTTCCTGCTGCTTCACGAAAAACGATAGTTCCTCCACTTGGACGGTCTATATACAAATTTTTATCAGTTCCTCCACCCCCTGTCATTCCAATTTTTCCTGTATCGCTTGCATTTCCATTAAGGGATATTAAATTGTAAGTTGTGGCCCCAGTATTTTGTCCGATTAAAATATTAGTAGTTCCACCAGCATTTATATCTAATTTAGCAGTTGGAGTTGATGTGCCTATTCCAACTTTACCATCTTCTCCAAGATTAACACATAAAACATTTGCTCCAACCTTCAACTGTCTTGTTTGTTCTGACTTTCTAACTGCGAAGTCATCAAGAATACCTTTTGACTTTCCGCTATTATCAATTTGAACTGGCTTAGAAATAGGTCTTAACAATGGGTTAACCATTTTTATGCCGCCTGTATAACTATTGCATGTCCTGTTTCGTTTTCTGCAAAGCAAACTAAAGAATCTGCAACTAATGGTGTTCCTGTCATATTTCTTAATCTGCTTGTAAATTCAGAATAATTATTTGTTAAAATTATATCTCCTACTGCTGTGCCGTCGTTGTTTGAAGCTGTAACACTGTCTTTATAATCGTCGTTAAAAGCATAGTGAGAAATTAGAGAAGTTGTATTAGGAATATCTTTTGAATCATTTAAAACCTGTGCATCTGTCAAAGCAACATTCCAATATTTAACATCTGAAATAGCTCCTTTAAATTCTAATGTTAAAGCTGCATCTCCTGCAATAGAATCTGCCGCTCCAATATGTGCTCCATCTATTCCCGAACAAGTGTCAAACCAATAAGTAGCTTCTGTAACATCTGTTTCTGTAAGTGTTCCTTTAACTAAAGAAAACTCAACTCCATCAATATAAATTTTAGGTTTTACTGCATCTTGAACTAATGCGATGTGATGCCAGTTGTGAGGTTTTATATTTGCTCCGACTGTTATTAAATCCCAAGCTACATCCGGTCCTGCTCTTGCACACTTTGCCTGAATTTCTCCAGCAACAAAAGCTAAATAAATATAATCTACTGCATTTGCATCTCCAAAACCAATAATAGCATAAGTTCCAGTTTTGTCTGGCACATTAATCCAAGCTGTAATAGTTCCCGCTGTGTCGTTTGCTGTTACTCTATCAGAAGCTAACTCATCTATCTGCACTCCATCATCTACAGCACCACCAATAAATGCTACTGCTCTTCTACCTCTCAATCCACCGCAAATATGATAAATGTCTGTTGTTGCCATTTTAAGATTCCTGCACAGATGTGATTAATTCCCAAGAAGCTGCTGCTGCTGCATCTGCCTTTTTAAAACATAACTTGTTTTGTGTAGAATCATAAATAATCATTCCAATATTTCCTACGATAGTATCTCTTACAGCTGTTGTTAATTGAGGAATGTTTATATGTTTTAAATCAATTAATTCAGTTTCCATTTACTTCCTCGTATTTGTAATTTTACAAATTTCGTTAGGTGCTTGTAACTGGAATACTCCTCTTTCCCAAGAATCAATTTGAGTATATTTTCCAGGAACAATAGTTGTAACAGTTGTTAAAGGGGTTGCTTGTTTCCAAACCATACCTTGCTTTTCTACAAGAACATAAGCTTCGTCTGCTGCTACTACTTCAGATATTCTAATTGTTAATCCTAAAATGCTTCCTACTTTTCCGTTACTCATAACACCACTTGAATATGTGGGGTGATTCAAAACTTTAGAATTTGAAATGATATTTGTGTAATCTTGACCATTAACAACTAAAACACCACTTCCATTTAAAGCATCAATTCCATCTACTCTTAAAGTTTGTATAGCATCTAGAATATCTTTTATTGGATCTCTGTTAGCTACTGTTGCACTATCCCACTCATACCCTGCTGTTATAGCGACTGTATTTCCGAAACTTGCTGCACAAACAGTGTATATTGCTAAATCTTCTTGATAGATTATTTTTCTTGCTATTCTGTAAATCTTTCTTTGAAGCATTGGAACTGTTGCATATTGTCCTGCTTCCATGGAGATTAAACTTGTTGCAGCATATTTTTCAATTACTGAACTATACTTTGTTTCTTTAACATCTACATAAGGAAATGGTGCAAATTCGGGTACTCCTTTAATTGATGTATAAGTTCCGCCATCTGTTGAATCGTCGTTTGTTTCTCTGAAATAAGATTCTGTGTAAGAATCAGATTTGTCTAATGCACACATTGATTTCCAAACTTCTTCTAATTTTACAACTGCCTTTACTGCTGTATCAATATGCTCTTTTCTTAAATCTGCTTCTCTTTCTGTGTCTGCCATTTTATACTAATTGTCCCACTTCAACGATGACTGTTCCTCCACCGCCTCCGATTGTATTTAATGCTTTACCTATAACACTCCCGACTATTGTATCTGCTTCTGTAGCCAATGCCACTAAATTAGCACCTGCAATAGAAACGGCATTTCCAGCTGGTATTGCTGCTGCGGTTGTAGTAAAACTCCATCTTCCATTCATTGCGACTGTAAGTTCTGTAACTCCTTCAGATGCTGTATGTTCAACCCAACATATACCTCCGAACGGGTCTGAATCTGCAGCACTGACAACTACTGTGTTAGCATCTCCTAATTTCATAATTGTTCCAATAGGGACTGCTGTAGCATTTGCTATAACTCGTCTTTCAAAAATAGTTGGTGCTTGAATACAAACTGCTTCGTTAGCCATATGACAATTAATAGAAAACTCTTATTTAAATATCTTTCTAATTAACCGGTACACCGAATAACTTTATAATTTTTTAAGTTGATTATTTAATGCTTCAAGAACTATCTTTCCCTCTTCGGTGTGATTGTGAGAATCTCTCTCATTTTGTTCAGAAATCTTAATAGATTCTTCAAGTTTTTTAATTGACTCTTTTAAATATTCTTTATTCATTGTATTTCTCAATAGCTTTTTCTAAAGCTGTGTCTTTAAAATAATTTTTAGCACCTTCTTTTCTTAACTCTGCTTCTGTCTTTTGAGGTGTTGTTTGTCCTGAATTAGTGCCACCGCCAAGCTGTAGAATCGTAGCAACTTTTTCATTTCTCTTTGCTATTTCTTCGGCTCTATCGTTCTGTTCCTTCATAGCTTTAGCTGCTGCTTCTGCTCTCTCTAGCATAGAATTAGGTTCTTGAGCTACTGGTTCTATAGGTTTATCTTCTGGCATAAAGTAAGGTGTATATATATGTTTATATATCTTTCTAATTAAACAAGGATAATATTAAAGTCATTACCTTTGGAAAGACCTCTATGCCTGTATGAACTGTTATTGCTACTGTTAAGTAGCCACCAATCCATTTAACAAGTTTTATGTCGCTTTCAATTTTCAAGAATCTTAAACCTATTTCTGTGTTTCTCATTCTGTAAATCCCCCTTGCCATAATAAAACTTCTTTAGGGTCTCCAGTTAAAGCATATCTTTCTAAAAGTTGTCTATTCTCCGTCATTATTCTTAAATTTCTGCTCATTTCGTCTTGTAAGTCCAAACCCTCACGAACATCTTTTGGACTTTCTCTTAAAGATACTTGTGCAGCATTATACTTAAATCTCGTGCTTTCTTCAAGTTTTATTAGAGAATCTAAAGCTTGTTGCAGATTTGCTCCTTTTGAAATTGCAGCAGTTGTTATTCTTTTGCTTTCAGCAACATTATTTGTAATATCTCCTTGTAGTTGTTTTATGTTTCCCGAAGCTGGATTGAATAAAGTAGATAAAGAAATACCAAATAAACTTGTTGTTGCTACAACCCCTATGGCCGCATTAATTGCCCCCCCTACACCTTCTCTATACTCTGGATAGTTAGGATTATTTACCCCTAAATTAGCTTGAACTGACCTTGCCATAGCTATTCCAGCTTCAACATTTCTTTCATAAGTTGTTAATGGCTTTTCATTGCCTTTTAATAAATCAATTTGCTGTAATTCTTGCTGTTGCTTTGCTGCTAACATTTGTGTTGGGTCTGTTGCAGGGTCTATAAATTCTACTGGCTTTCCTTCTTTCCATATATCTTTGCTTCCACTTGCAACACGATTATATTGAACTCCTTCTTTTTGAACTTCGCTTGAAACTCCCCCCCCTCTTTCAACATCTATTTTATCTTTGTTTGTAAAATCTTTAGGGGCATATTTCTCTAATTCTTCGGGAGTTAATGCTCTTGATTTAATTTTATTCACTTCTTCTTGTGTTGGTAAAGGATTAAATTTTTTCTTAGCCATTATTGTTCTCCCTGCATTTCTAATTTACTTTGTCCTGTGTTCTTTGCTTCGTCGGATTGCATATTATTAACTAAAGAAGGTTGCCTATTAATCTTTATTTCTATTCCTACTTGGTTTTTAATGTCGTTTTCTAATTCTGTAATCTCTTTTATCCAAACTGGTTCTGTAATGAAAACATTTGTCTTAGCACTAGCTTCTGTGTTATTTTCTGTTGTTCCCCCTATTGAAACTTTAGAAATTCCTAACTGAGAATAAAATTTGTTTTCAGCCCAAGATTGATAACGAATAAAAGCATCAATAGGAGGCACTACTAAGTCCTCAAACTTTGCCTCTTCGGGTTTGCATGTAAGTAAAATAACATTTCCGTTTTTTATTCCACTTGCTAACTCTGTCTTTAATTGAGTTAATCTCGTTGTGTCTGTTTCATCTACATAGAGAACTCTAACAGAGGAGTAGTGCATTAATCTTCTTTGGTCTCTAGCACTTTCCTGCATAGCTTCAATAACCCACTCCACAGCAGAGGTTACACTTGTTCCGTGTGGCTCATCTAAAATTCTATCATTCATTAAATGTAAAACTTCGTTTGGTTCTAATCTTTTAACTTCTCCGTTTCCTTGATTATACTCATAATGGTCAAGAAGTCCATTTTCATTTGAAATGTTACTTAATCTTCTAGAATCAAGAACTTTAAGATTGATTAAGACCTTACTTTCTTTATCTCTTATTATTTGAGCATAAGCATCTCCATTAAATTTCTTTATGCAAAGAAGATTAAACAAAATCTTTCCAAAATCTTCTTTCCCATTTCCAGTTATTAATTTTAAGTTATTATCGTCGTGAATAGTTAATGCAGTATATCCCCAACCTAAAACTCTTATTGCGAAACTTTGTATTGCTGCTCTGTATTCTCCAACATTATAATAGTAACCATAGTTTTTAGCTGCATCTGTGTTGTCCCATTTATTTTCTTTTTGAGCTAAAGCTCCGTCAGTTGTTTTATTTGGAATTGTATAATTTGGAACTCCGTTTGCAAAATCAGTTGTTGATGTGTAAGCTAAATTTGAGTTCATATTAATTTGTTCTAAAAGGAACCTGAAATTTTAATTGTGTAGGGTCATTTGTTATAATAACTTGATATTGGTCAGTTGTGCTAATACTAATTGCTTTATCTGTTGTGTTTATAGGATTACAACCAATACCCCCTATAACATGTGTGTTTGCTGCACTTGCATTTATAGCATAAGTTTTTATTGTAATTCTTAAAGTTTCTCCTGCTTTAAAATGTTGAACTGTGCTTGCATTAATTTTAAAAGTTGTCATATGACTAAATGTTTCATGATTTAATACATTAGCTTTTTGTATAGTTTCACTTGTTGCAGTGCTTCCTATCTGTGTTTCTGTTGTTCCATCATAATGATAAACTAAACATTCTGCATATTGCCCCATAGTATCTCCATCTCCTGTTAAAAAATAAAATCCAAAAGGAACTGATACTAAAATATCTCCATAAACATCTTTTGGAATGTTAAAGATTATATCCCAATCAAAATCTAAAAGATTATAATATGTACTTTGAACTGCTAAAGTTTTATCTATACCATTTTTATGAATCATTCCTGAATAAAAAGCATTTGGAGAAGTGTAAGTTGTTCCATTCATAGAACCCCCATAAAATACTGCATATCCAGTTCCATCTCTAACATCAGACCAATCATAAGAAACTTGATAAGGTGGGTCTTTTCTATATTTTTGTGGTAACATTTATACTCCTGACTTAATTAAATTTACTTTATCTTCAATTATCTTTTCTAATTTAATAATCTGTTCATTTGCACTATCATAAAAAAACTCTGCTGTTCTTATGTCTGCTCCTGTTGTATCTTTATCACAGATATTTATTGCACATCTCAAACTTACATAAATTCCTAATGTCTTTTTCATCATTGCATTTAATCCAGCATAGTTTGTTGATAAGTCATACCCTGTTAAATTGCATAAATAAGTTTCCCAGTAAGCAATGAATGTGTTTATGTATGCCTCAGTGTTGTAAGTTGCACTAGCCCAAGCTGGAACGAAAGATTGAACCTGTGCTGTTGTTGCGAA